GTTTTGCTCTCTGATATTCATAATAATCCTCACTTTCCTTTGCTATTGATTACGATATTATTCTTTACAATCTTTACTGTCAACATATTATTTAATTATTATTGACAGGTTGTCAACATATAAATATTATCTAAGTATGAAATTAATAGACTACATAAAACAGAATAAGCTGACACAAAACAAGTTTGCCCTTAAATCAGGATTGACTCGTTCAGCTATATGTAGGTTGTTGAAGTGTGAAAGATTCCCAACACCTGACACTATGAACAAGATAGAGTTAGCTACACTTGGTCAAGTAACTGCGAATGACTTTCTTAAACAAGCTCAAGAGAAGATGATAGATGGCAGATAGTCGCAACAAAGGTGCATCTTTTGAGAGAAAGATATGCAAGCTCATCAAGGATAATCTAAACATAGATGCCAAGAGAAACTTGGATCAGTATCAAGCTAAGGGTCAAGCTGATATTATTATTCCTGGTTGGTCTATTGAATGTAAAGCGTATCTCAAAGGCACTACGTTCAAGCGTGCTTGGTGGGAACAAGCAAAAGAATCTGCTGCGAGTTTAAACCTAACTCCGGTATTGATATACAAATACAATAATTGTCCTATAAAATGTGTTATTTCTCTTGATGTCCTGTCGAGGAACTTTAACTCAGGGCATGATTTGGTTTGTGAAGTAGACATAGAAACATGGTTTTACATAGTGAGGGAGCGAGATGTTATTAGCTGATGGATTTGAAAAGGCATTTATGGGTATTGCAATACCTAATGCAAACTCGGAAGAGGTTGCTGTATATGATTACTATAAGTGTATTGAGATACTGAAAGACAGAGATGGTATGACTGATGAAGATGCTGTCGAGTTTTTTTATTATAATGTCGTTGGCTCTTATGTTGGTGCATTTACACCAATCTTTTATAAGACTGCTACTATTGAACAAGTAAATGAAAGCTGTGATTACTATGGATAAGTTTGATTTGTTACAAAAAACTGTTGATGTTGTAAAACAAAGAGGCGAAGACTATGGTTCTATCCTCGAAAATCATACTCGGATTTCTCGTTTATGGTCTGTCCTGTTAGATACTGAAGTGACTCCGGAACAAGTAGCTCTGTGTATGATAGCTGTTAAACAAGCTAGATTAATGGAAACTCCTAATCATGCTGACTCTGTCCAAGACATACTTGGATATGCCCTTACCTATTATGAGTGTGCCAATGCCAAAAAATAGTATTAATTTAATTAGGAAATATGCGAAGTCTTGTAAGACCAAGGAAAGATTTAAAGAAGTTGCTCTTTCTCTTAAAGTACTTGGCAATAGCAATGAGCATATGGCTGATGTGACTCTTGATGGTTACTGGTCTTACTATAATGAGCTTGAACCGGCTGAACAAAGAATGAGAGACGTTACACGTTTTGTGCATGGCTATGTAAGTAAACATATCCAAGATAAATTATTTTCTTGACAGATTATTTCTCTTTTGTAAAATCAGCGTAGCTGTTCTAGCAAATCCTACGGCAACGATCAAAACATTGTTTTGTTTTCATAGTCTTAACGAATGTATGCAATAATAAAAATAAAAAAAATATCTGAGATTTGATAGTACTGCAATACAGTATATCTATGCAGTACAGTACTGCATAGATAGAAATTTTATTTAAATTTTGAATTTACCTAGGCTATTTTTTAGCTTTTTCAGTTCTTTCTCTGTAAGAATACATAGATAAGATAGATCAAAACATTCCCATTCTTTAGAAAAACAATCTAAAAAATGTAGCTCTTTATCTATTACTGAAAACGTACCTACGATTTCATCTTTTCTTTTTATTGTTATTTGATCCATTGCTCTCTCCTATTTCTCGTCTTGATAGATACGTTTTGCTAGTATGGAAACAGTCTTTCCAACTGGTCTCTGTCCAGACTCACAGTACGTTATCATTCTTATTGTTATTCCTAACATTTCTGCGAACTCTTTTTGAGTGTATTGCAGTTCTGTTCTTATAGTTTTAAATTGCTCTTTTGTTAATTGCATGGTACTTTCTCCTTACCTTTGCTAGGTTGTGGCGTTGCAATTTCATGTTTTGCAACGCCCTTTTTTTACCAATCCCTTTTATCTAAGTCAAAGGCACGTCTCAAATCCCACATACTCTGCTCTAAGTTTCTTATGTCTGATAAGTACATGTCTTGACATTCAAAAAGCATTTGTAAAGCTGAACTAAGATGTTGCTCAGTTTCTTTAACTGCTTTTATTTGTTCATCAGTAAGATTATCAATACCTTTTTGTCTAGTGATTTCAATTAAATCAGATTTAGTTTTTTTCTTAGTCATTATAAAACTCCTCAGTTTCTTTTATTGTTTGTTTGTATTGTTCTTTCTCTTCATTTGGTAGCTCTGTAATAGATATATATTCATAGCCTTCATTGATTAGCTTTTCATTTAGCATCTCAATGACAGAAGTATAATGATAGATAGATTCATAACCCTCTAGTGGTTTCTTTGTTTGTGAATCCACTATTACATAATCTGTAGGATATAATTTTACTTTCATGGTCATTACTGTTTCTCCCATTTCTCTATTTGCTCAAGTAACATTTGAGAACATTCAAGCCAACCTTTGTCTATATCGCTAAGGCTGTCTACGTCTATAGTCCATTCAGCATTAGGTTCGTTAACTTCTTGAACACCAATTAGCCAATCTTTTATCTTTTTGATTAACTCCATTTGCTGTTTTATTTTTATGTTTTTAACTAAATTATTTAAATTGTTATCTAAATCATTCATGTTTAGTGCCTTTCTCTTTGCTAGTTGTGCTGTTAATGGCTGTTTAAGAGCCTTACAGCTTGGTTAATGTAAAGACTAGACCAAACTAGCCTTTACAATTCTTTTTGTTTACTGGATTAAATCTTTAGTTTGATAGATTAAATTCCACCAAGTGTAGTGCTTTGATACTGGATTAACAAAACCTATAGTTATTATTAAACCAAGTACGAATAATATTAGATATTCTGTTATTTGTTTCTTAGTCATGTTAAACCTCGTATTTTGCATAAAGTTTTTTAAATGAATTACAAGCCTTATCAAAGCCGTATTTATTAACAGCTTGTTTGAATTGCTTTCTTGTAATGTTTCTATTTGTTTTTGTGTCTTTTAATTGTACCGGATAATTCTTTTTAATATTCTTATCATAAACAATTAACCAACCTTTATAATAATCTGTGTCAAAATTATCACTTGTCATAATATCATTGTAAGTCATGTTATAGCCTTTCTTTGTTGCTAGGTTATGAGCTTGTAGCTCTCATATACTAGGAAAGATCCTAGTATATAAGTGATACAAGTTACACGTTAGGATTAGATTTAATAGTTTCGTTTCCTAAGTTTTGAGATTTGCAATAATGACATTCTTTAAATGTCTCTTCATAATCTCTAGTAATTAAAACTTCATCACAATCTAAACAATTAACTTCCCTTGTATTAAATGTTTTAGGCTGTCTTTCTGTGTCTATATTTGAATATGTAAACCAATTCATTTTATTGTTTCCTTTCTTGGTTGCTAGGTTGTGAGCTTGTAGCTCTGATTAGTCTGGACAATGCCAGACTAACAAGAGTAACAAGGCTTTAGGCTACTTTCTTTTTATCTGTGTCTACAAGTTCACAGTAATCTAATAGTTGGAAGTTAATTATTTGTACTAAGTTTTCTTCGAACCATTTTAAAGATTTATCTGTATAGTTTAACATAAAACTTTCAGCCATTATTACACTTGTCTTTATGTGTAAATAATCTTTAACTGTGTGAAGTTTACTTTTATCATAGTCTTTTAAAAATTTCTTATAAGCTTTAATACAATCAATCATGTGTTTAACTGTAAAATACTTGGCTGAAAGATTAGCAGTAAACTTGCCGTAGCTCCTACCATAACAAAAATTTCTGTGACCTTTTTCGTATCCAAGCTCTAGCTTGTAAATATCATCTCTGTATTTGTTCCAAGTTATGTTGTTCATAAATTGTAGATTATCATATAATGAATTTATTAATTTGATTTGTTTGTTGTTAATCATTGTTTTGTTTCCTTTGCTTAGTTGTTAATTGTTATTAGTGGATAGTAAATTGTAATTATTGTAAATATTCCAGATAACATAAGTATTGAAAAGAATAAGACTGGCATATTTAAAGAGAGTAGATAAAAACTCATTGGAAGCATTAAAAAGAATTGTGCTAATGCTATTATTAAAACTGTTGTATATTTCATTGTTTAACCTTTGCTAGTTGTTAATTATTTTAGTTTGTAATTCTTTAGTTTTGTATAATAAAGTTTTTAAAACTATATCAATATTAGATTTACGTTTTTTAATAGGACTGTTTATTATTTGCTCAATATCAAATCTTAAGCTTTCAATATCAAGCTCAATATCTATTTTAGTTTGTTTGTTCATGATTTGCCTTTCTGCTAAGTTGATTAATATTTATTAAGGTATAGAAATAATTTCTATTGTAAAGAAAAAAATGTAAAAAAAGTAAATTAATTTTTATGGCAGTTTGGAAAGACTATATAAAGCAAGGTAAAAAATAATTTGATAAGCTGTGAATAATAGTTTATTTGTTAGCATATTAGGGAGAGATACAAAGAATATATATTTTTATAAACACAGAATGATACAGTTCTACACGGCAAAGAATGAACACACGCAATAAAAATAATAGCACGCTATCACACGCAATAATTAAGGTACCGGGGAGTGTTTTGCGAGGCGTGCCACCGAATCGCACCTGCGTCACTTTATATATGTTAATAGGTACTTCTAAACACACATGATAAGCAAAGCAAAACAAGAGCACATCATAGCATCCATTACAGACGGACACAGCCTAGTTAAGGCTTGTGCAGATGCAAAGGTCAGTCGTGCTACTTTGTATCGCCATATGAGCAAGAACGCAGAGCTAGATGCAGATGTTAAGACTGCACAGAGACAAGCTGCTGAGAAAGCACTAGAAGAGTTAGAGGATATGTACGGAGATGCTTTGCATGGGCGAAAGAGTTACGATCCTAATTTGTTGAGAGACTATGGGCACCATGTACGTTGGAAGGTGCAGAAGATATTACCAGAGAGATTCGGAGAAGCTAAGAACAGAACTGGCGTTGAGATCAGTGATGGTTCGTTAAAGATAGTTTGGGAGACTGGTACAGAGGATGCAAGTTAAGATACCATACAAGCCTAGAGACTTACAGGCTGAGATGCACAAGAACTTGAAGAGGTGGAATGTGCTGGTTATGCACAGACGCTTTGGTAAAACTGTGTTTGCTGTCAATCATATGATTAAACATGTGCTTACTTGTCCATTACCAAGACCAAGAGTTGCGTTAGTAGCTCCTACGTTTACGCAAGCCAAGAGGATTAGCTGGGATTATGTAAAGTATTATGCTGGAGTGATACCAGGCGTTACGTTTAATGAGACTGAACTAAGAGCAGATTTTCCTAACAATGGTCGGATTATGTTGTTATCTGGTGAGAATCCAGATGCTTTGAGAGGTATATACTTAGACTTGTGTGTCTTTGATGAGTATGGGATGCAGAATCCTAGGGTATGGGGGGAGGTTGTTAGACCAGCCCTATCCGATAGAGAGGGTAGTGCCATTTTTTTGGGAACACCTGCTGGGCATAATCATTTTTTTGATATATTGCAGCAAGCTAAAGAACAGGGCGAGGAAGGCTCTGACCAATGGTACTGGAAGATTGCGAAGGCTAGTGAGACAAAGCTAGTTAAAGATGAGGAACTGAAAGCTGCACAAGTGCAGATGACACCAGAGCAGTATGAGCAAGAGTATGAGTGTTCATTTACGGCTGCTATTATTGGTGCGTATTATGGGAAACTATTAGCTGATGCTGATGATAATGGCAAGATTACCAGGGTTCCATACGATCCTGCATTGCCAGTTCATACGGCTTGGGATTTAGGTATTAATGATAGTACGGCTATTTGGTTTGCACAAGTCTATAGAGGGGGTGCTGTTAATGTTATTGACTATTATGAGAATAGTGGCGTTGGCTTGGATCATTACGCTGAAGTATTGCGAAAGAAAGATTATCACTGGGGAGATCATCTTGCTC